GGGCGCGCCGTTTCCGCCAGCCCCGACGACGTAAGAGTAGGATGCCGCAGGAGGCACGAAGAGCTTCTCGCAGTAGCCACCGGCGCCGCCGCCGCCGCCGCAGATATAGATGTTGGCGGAGCCCTGGACGCCGCCGCCGCCGCCGCCGCCGCCCGTGTTAGCCTGGGCAGGTCCCCCGGCGGCGTTGTAGGCACCGTAGCCGCCGCCGCCGAAGACGCTGCTGCCGCCAGCGGTGCCGCCGTTTCCTGAGTTCGGTGGATTGGCCTTCCCACCTTCGCCGCCGCCGCCCGGTATGTTGATGTCGCCACCGCTGGCGCTGCCGCCTTGATTGCCGCCCTGCTGGCCGGGAGGACCACCACCGGCGGTCATCGGTCCGAACGTCGTAGCACTACCAGTCGTGCCGGCCGCAGGCTGGACTCCCTGTCCGCCGCCGCCGCCGCCACCGACCATGCGGACGTTGAGGGCCACGCAGTTGGCCTTCGTGTTGTAGGTGCCGCTGCCGCTCGTCAGGACAGTGCGCGAGCGGATCGAGAACGAGTTGATGTTGGTGCGAGCTTGGACTTGCTGCGGCGCCGTCAAGGTCTGCGCGGCGTCGTAGCGCACGCGCGTATCGACATACTGCATCGTCGCTGCCTGGAGCGCCGAAGTTGGATCGGCCGCCAGCGTCAACGCACCCGTCATGGTGTCGCCGGACTTTTGCAGGTACGCCCGCAGGTCCGGCGCTGGCACCGCGATCACCCACTGCGTGCTGTCGCCGTCGTTGTAGAGCACATACAACAATCCGCTGTCGCTCTCCCACCACAGCGAATTGTCGGGCGCGCCCGTCGGCGCGGTATCAGAAATATAAACTTGGCTGCCGCCGCTTGAAACAACCGCCGCCCATTTGCCTGCGGCTAGATCGGTGGAGAAGTTAGCTCCCGAGGTATGACTGACGGTCGCCGCATAGGTTGTCCCGCCCTGATAGACGAGCGAGGCGGGCGGTCCGAGCACGTAGTTGGTCGCGGCCGTCCACGCCACCGGCGGACTGATCCACGGCACCGGGCCGGGCGATCCTTGCGGCCCCGTGCTGCCAGCTGGCCCGAGCGCGCCCGTGGGTCCGGTGGCGCCGGTGGCGCCGATACCGGTGGCGCCGGCTGGGCCGGTCGCGCCCATATAGCCTGTCGGGCCGGTGGCGCCCGTTGGACCTGTCAGTCCGATCGGGCCGGTCGCACCTCGCGGGCCGACCGCACCGGTGGCTCCTTCGGGTCCGATCGGCCCCTGCGGTCCGATCGGCCCAGGCTCGCCCTGCGGCCCTGCGCCGCCCGGTCCTTGCGGCCCCTGCACTCCCGGAGCGCCCGGCGGTCCTTGCGGTCCAACCGGTCCCGCCGGACCCGTCGGCGGCATCGTCAGCGTTTGATCTTCAGCGGTCGCGCTTTTCAGCAACGTGATGCGCGGCGTGCCGCCGGTAAGACTGAATCGCTCGCCGCTCATGGGGAATAGCGCGTTAGCCATCCGAGATCGCGGCGTCCCGGATTCGGCTCGTACCATCCCTTGCCAGTGAAGATGTTCATCACCGACCAGAAATATTCGTCATACATTTCCCCGATGCGCTCGATGCTGAAGTTGTTCTCGGCGAACGAACGGCAAGTGTGCGGATTGATCTGATCAATGTTGCGCGCGGCCCACTCGAAATGCTCGAAAGTGCGGCAGCGATAACCAGTGATGCTGTGCGGATTGTTCTCGGCGAACGCGCCCCAATCGGATGTGATTGCCGGCGTGCCGGACATATGCGCTTCGGTGACGGCGGCGCAGAACGGTTCGATGAAAAGCGATGGCGCGATCATGGCGCGAGCGCGGGCGAGCAAATCGCGACGACATGCCTTGTCGACGATGCCGACGATTTCAATGCCGCGATAGGCAGGCCTTTCGATCTCGCCCGGTCCGGCGATGATGAGCCTAGCCTCGACGCGCTCTGCTAATTCCATTGCGATCTGGACACCCTTGCCGCCGTAGACGCGACCCATGAACAGGAGATAGTCGTCTTTGCTGGTCGCGAAGGTGAAGTCATCCGGATTGAAAAAATTCGGAATTACCACGTCGTACCAGTTGATGCGATCGGCGCTGCCGACGGCCGCGAGCCCGTAATAAGCATGCAGGATCGCGTAGCTCTCGAACACCTTGAACGGAGCGAAATGACCGCCCGCATAGCCGATACCGGGCTCGACCACGATCATGTCGGGATGCGCGAGCGCGACCGCGCGATGGCCTTCGCCCCACATGCAAAGCAAAAAGTCGCGTGGATTCTTGCGTCGCTCGATCGCCGCGATCGCGCTGCGGTGAAACAGCTTGTAGAGGCGGCTGTTGAGATCAAAGTCGAGATAGGCTTGCGGCGGGCCGATGTCGCCGCTTTCGGTCACACTGACATGCTCATCGCATTCGACATCGGACGCCGCGTTGCCGTAGTGGATCACGGTGTGGCCGCGCGCTTTCAGCATGGCGCAGAGCTTGACGATCTTCTGCGTATAGGCACACGTCAACCATTGCTCGTTGGAGGCCGTGTGTGGAATGCCGAGGATGTGGAAGCAATATCTCATAACGGAGGTTCGGAAAAACTCTTGGCCTTGGAATCATAGAACTTGCCGCCATACTTGGCTTGCGGATCGCCGATGTCATCGTCAACAATTTCGAGCAGGCGGCAATTCTGCGGAAACAGCTTTGAAGCATCACGCGAGACCGCTCGCACAATGTCCTCAAGGACCGTCATCTTGATGCTGTGCGCGGCGAGGTTAGGGAAGAATTTGTACCAGTCCGTCCCGTCGGCGCGCTTGCAGAACATCACATTAAAAGGCCTGTCTTTGGGCCACGGCTCCGGCACATAACGAAGCCACATTCCATGATCGATGATCTTCATGCGTAGCCAACCGTAGACCAAGCGCCATTGATGTAGATTTGCAGATAGCGATGACGCAATGCTGAAACTCCTGTGTCTGTCGAATTCCATAAATAAGCGCCAGTGTGAACTGAACCCGCATACGGCTCCGACATGGTCGTATTCACGTAGTGATAGTCACCAGCCAAAGCCAAACGGACACTCGTGACACTGTTGGCGGTTGCCCCAGCTGGTCCTTGCGGTCCTGTTGGTCCTTGCGCCCCTGTTGGACCCGCTGGTCCAGTTGCGCCAGCAGGCCCGGTCAGGCCTGCTGCGCCGGGCGATCCGGTAGGGCCGGTCGCCCCGGTCGCGCCTGCCGCGCCTGCGGCGCCCGCGGCTCCGGCTGCACCCGTCGGTCCAAGTCCTGCCAGGACCCATTGCACGCTGTCGCCGTCGTTGTAGCGAATGTAGAGCACACCAGTGTCGCTCTCCCACCACAACGAATTGTCCGCCACGCCTGTCGGCGGCACATCGGAAACGTAGACTTGACTGCCGCTGCTGCCCGCTGAAACGACGATCGCCCACTTGCCCGCCGTTAGATCGCTGGCGAAGCTGGTTCCCGAGGTGTGATTGACGGTGGCCGCATAAGTCGCGCCAGTGCCGCTGTCGTAGACGAGCGAGGCTGGTGGCCCGACCACGTAGTTGGTCGCCGTCGCCCAGGTCGCGGGCGGACTAAGCCACGGCACTGGTCCAGGCGATCCTTGCGGCCCCGTGCTGCCGATCTGGCCGGTCACACCTGTCGGGCCGACCGGGCCGGTTGCGCCGATGCCGGTTGCGCCAGCTGGCCCGGTCGCGCCGGTATAGCCGGTCGGGCCGGTAACGCCGATCGGCCCGGTGGCGCCCGCTGGCCCAGTGGCGCCTCGCGGGCCGACCGCGCCGGTAGCGCCTTCAGGTCCGATCGGTCCCTGCGGTCCGATCGGCCCGGGCTCGCCCTGCGGCCCTGCGCCGCCCGGTCCTTGCGGCCCCTGCACTCCCGGAGCGCCCGGCGGCCCAGGCGGCCCCTGCGGTCCCGCCGGGCCGATGGGAGCGATTGTGAGAAGCTGAGTGCTGTTCACCGAGTCGTTCCCTGGACGACCGTGGCCGTGCCTTCCCACATTCGTTCCTGCCACCCGTTCGGCATCAGCCGCACGATGTCGCTGACGTAGTTGCCCGGCACTAATTGACTCAAACGATTGCGATCCATCAGGACGGTGAATGCGCCACCGACCGCATCAGTGATTTGAATTCCGCCGGCAGGAGGCGCCGAGGAAATAGAGATAACGACATTACGATCGCTCTCGCTGCTCCTGACTTCCATCTTCAAGATCGAGCCGGTGAGATCGATCGGCGTCGTGGTGACGCCGTCAGAATTGAGCGTGGCATACAGGAACGGCACGATCCAATCGTCGTTCATCGCAATGTTCATCGTGCCGGTGTAGTAGGCGGGGCCGGGCATACATCACCTCACTGATACTGGCCGCCGGTCCCGACCGAGCCAGCAGTGTTGCCGGGGAAGTAGCTAGGGCCGCCGCCCACGCTGCTGACGCAACCGTTCATGCTGGCAGAGTATTTTGCGCCGGTGACATATCCGGCGCCGCTGATTGACGTATAGCGCATCTGCAACAGACCGAGACTGTCAGCATTTGCAAAAGAGCCGAAGTTCACCGGACCGAGAATGGCAAGACTCGGCCAGTAGGCCGGCAACGGTACAGGAAAAGTGAGATAGCCGACCAGCGATACGCATATGTGCGACTGCGCGTTGGCGCCTGCCTCGATGACGACGGTAGCTGGTCCCCAGAGGCTCGACGATGCACCGCTGTCGCCAGACGAGATGTGGTAGCGCGCGGCCGGCCCGAAGCGCATGTTGTTTATGACCATTTGTCCGCCGTTGCCGGCGATGCAGTCGAGTGCGGCTGGTGGCGTTGATAGACGGAACCCGTTGTAGCTATAGGATGAGCTTCCACTCTGATAGAAACAGCATGCCAGCTGCGTGTTTGGGCACGTAAGCTGCACATTCTGCGGATTGTTGGCGTTGCCAACGAAGTGGACTGAGCCGGCTCCATTTGTCTGGCTGCAACTCACCGTTTCGGTGTAGACGCCATCGGCAACATAAACGTATTGATCGTAGCCGTTCATGTTGTATTTGCGCACCTCGACGGCGGCGCGATTGATCGTCCTGAATGGTCCGATCATTCCTGGCCCAACAGTTGCGGAAGTGCCGTCACGCAGGCTATCATCACCCGTCGTCGCATTGACGTACCAGTTTGTGATCTTTTGCAGTATCGGCAGCGCGCCCGGCACGCGCGCCTGCGTCCCGGCGACGATTGACCACTGCGTGCCGTCGAAGAACAGCAGCAGCCAGCCAGTTCCGAGCACGTCGCCAATTCCTATCGGCGTGAGATCGGCATTGGTCACCGGCCTGAATGGACTGCCGTTAACAGAAAAAACCGTGCCGCCCTGCATGCTGGCATAAAGCGCCTTGAACCAAATCGCAGTGCCGGACGGCGGCGGCATGATCGGCAGCGGCGGAACCGTGGTGCTCCATTGCGTGGCGTTGCCCAAATTTGGTACGCCAACTTTGAAATGGTTGAACACGTCCATGATCTTCAGCATTTCAAGCAGCTGGCTCAGGTCGGCATTGCTGCCGACTAGACCTGCGGCCTGGATCGCGTTCATGATCTCGCGCTGCGGATACTCGATCGACGCCGCAGGCACGATGGAGCCCTGGATGCCAGCCGCAGGATTGCCGTCGACATAAGAGGCGTTCGGATTGGACGGCTGATCGAAAGGTTGATTGTATTGCAAAATTGCCTCCCTAATTAGAAAACCGTGACCTCGTCCCACTCGGTCGTCACAGCGAACGACCAATCACCGGCCGCTGGAACGGTGGCGCGGACCACGAAGCCCTCGTTGGTGACCAGCATCAGGGGATGCTCGTCCTGCAACTTTTCAAACAGCGTCAGCGCGCCGGATGTGAACGTCGTATAGCTGGCGATCGGCGCCGTCACGGTGCGCGAGTCGAGCGGGTCGGGATCGAGCGTGCGCGTGCCTGGAGTCAGCGCTGCCGTGGTGGCGACCATGATTTGCGCCTGCGATGTGCTCATGCTGGTGCGCAGCTGCGCATGATCGCCGCTGAGATCGGCCAACGCGCCGCCGCCGTATGGCGTGGTGAATTGGCGCGCGGCAAAAAGATCGAACGTCGCAACCCCGGCCGTGAACGCGGTGTCGGCCGTCCAGGCGCTCAGGCGCACGCGCCGCACCAAGCCAAGCAAGGTCGCTGGCCAATAGAACGCATAGATGGGTGAATTGGCGGCGAGCCCCGCAGCCATGACGCCGCTCTTGGCGCAATGCTGAAACATGCCGCCGGTGCCGTAGTCGAGCGGGTATCCAGAAGTCAGAATCATCGAGCGCATCAGCGAACCGTCGCCGGCGGTCGAGATGTCGCGCATGCGCATGGTGAAAAGATCGCTGACGCCGTCTTTGATCTGCTTGTTGTCCATCTACATTATTCCCAGTGCGATATAGGACGAGTTGTACGTCTGGCTGAAATCGAGGGCCATGAGTTCCGAGAAATCGTAGACGATGACGGTGTGCGCAGGCTTCCAGCGGCCAAGCACGCATTCGAGGTCTTCGGGAACGCCGATCGCCAACAAACGATCGACGCCGCATTCACTGATGCCGGTGCGGAAGTAGGTGAGGGAAAGCGCGTTGACGTGGACGGTCCAGTAATATCGAATCTCTGGTGGCCCGAGTTGCCACATATAGCGCGTGGGATCGTCGGGATTGTCTTTCGCCCAGCGTGTGTCGCCGACGCGCGAGATGCCGCAGATATACGGCAGATACTCGGTTATGGTGATGGTGTAGCCGAGCGACGACGCCACGCCGATGAAGAACTGGCGCGATTGGCCGCCCAGCATCGTCATCTTCAACACTAACGCTTGCCGCCGCGCGACGACGCCTTGCGGTGTTGTCACGCAGGGATCGGGCAGGCCCCAGGCGCGCTCCCAATCGGGCAGCAATTCGACCGTCAGTCGCGGGTCGGATTCGATCTCCAACAAGTCGGCGGCGCGGCTGTCGACGAAGCCCCAATAGTTTGCGAGCCCGTAGCAAGCCTCGACCAGAGTCGAAAGGGCATCCCGCGGCCACGCCGGTCCTTGCGGCAACAGCGCGAGAAACATCTGGGCATAATCGGCGCCACTGCGTCGGACGTGAACGTCAGCCATGGCTCGAATAGGCGATGCTTTGCTGCGACACCGGCGGTGGCACCGGCGCGGTGCTGTAGTAGATGTCGCCCAAGGTCGCCATGTGGCCGTTGTCCGGCATGATGTCGTCTTCGACCGTCGTCATGTCGAAAGAGATGACGCCGGGCGCGCTCATCACGGCGGCAAATTTCCAGGCCGCAAAGATCGTCTGCCCAGGCGTGGCATACTGGAACAGCATGTCGAGGATCGCTTGCTCGATCGCCGCCCGCACGGCCGTCGTATCTGGATTGAGATTGGCGATGTCGAAATCGATCGGCTCTTTGAGCGGCGCGAGCACATAGCATTCCTTCACGGTCACCGGACGCACCGTATCGAGATAGGCGGAAACCGCGTCGATGTCGGTTTGCAATGGGAAGCCGCCATTGGAGGCGCGCAGATCATCCATCATGAAGCGCACAGAAGCGGTGCCTATGCCCATTTCCATCGGTGCGCACCAAGCGCGGGTGACGCCGGGCACCGCGAGCGCCCATGCCTCATAGTCGGTCGCATCGCCGCCCATTGGCGGTTGCCGGATGCGGCGCAGGACACGGGCGCGCAATTCGTCGTCGGTCTCGTCATCGGTGCCGCCGGTGAGCGCATCGACCGTGACCGTGTCGATGGAGCCGGTGAGCGGCGTCACCACGGCGAGCGTGGTGCCTGGATCGAGATTGCCGAGGCTACCGGGATCGAGAGCGGCAATTGGCGCCGTCGTCGGCACGCCGGTCGGATCGGTGAGGATGTCGGCGGTCGTCTGATAAAGGAACGCGGTCCCGCCATAGGAAAGCTGGGTGCCGCTCGGCACGGCAACGCTGCCGTTGGCGGTGACGAAATCCGCCGTGCCGGTGGCCAAAGTCGCGAGCTTGCGCCCGGTCGAGCCGTCCGCGTTCGTCAGCCAGATATGGCCATGCCGGTCCAACCAAACAGTCTCGGCGGTATCAGGTAAAAGTTGCAGCGCCAGCCAATCAATGTATTGCAGCGTGAGTTGACAGAGCGCACCCATCGCATCGGAAATAACGCGAAGCACGCTGTTGGGCACATTCGCATCGGCGCCCGGCAGCGACGCCGCAATGCTGTCGCGCACAAGCGAGCGTACTTGCTTGAGAGAAGGCGTGGACCAGGGCATTGTTCACGGATACGGTGATGGAATTGCGCGGATCGGGATTTCATCCCAGAGGACTTGATATCTGAGGTCGACGGCGATCTCCTGGCCTCGATAAAGCCGAACGATCGCGTCGATGCGCTCCAACCCGACGCGCGTCGCCTGGACAAACATATCGGTTGCGGCTTTCAGATCAATGAATGGCTGAATGGCTTCTCTGATGTACTGCTCGACCCGCGTCACCGTCGCTCCCTCGCGCGCACCGGTACCGACGATCTTATCGCGCCGCAAGAGCCAAAGTCTGGAGCCGATCGGCCAGCCTCCCCAGATGTCCATCGCATCGAGGTCGCCCCACCATCCTTGCCGATCTGTCGAATCTGGGTCTGGCAGAACATCGCTGGGGAGCGCCAGCCGGTTGGTTCCCAGCGCGACGATGACGGCGGTCGCCAACGCCTGCGTATCGTCGAGCGTGCCGTTGTCGAGCAAGAGCCAATCGATACCCCAGTCGAGCGGACCACCATATTGAATGAGTCTGATGTCTGGCATGGTCAGCGGCTCGCGATCATGTTGATGGCGATCGAGCGCCATACATCGCTGATCAGCGCGTAGTTGATGCCAATGGAAAGCCCGAGCAGCAACGTCAAGATCGGGACCAGCGGAAGACGCCGCGCGAGGTCCGGCGGTTCCGTGCCGCCGCCCGACATCGCATAGACGTTCTTCGATATTTGCTCGCCTTGCAGCAGGACTTGGAGCATGCCGCTGTCGCCCTTTTTGCCACCGAGATAGACGTTGCCGTCGTCGGCGACATGGACTTTCACGTTGTCGGTTTTTGGCGTGAAGCCACCTCCGGAACTCGATGAGGATGACCCGCTGGAAGAAGTGTCCTTGCTTGCACCGCCGCTGCTGCTGCTGCTGCCGCTACTGCCAAAGCTCGAACCTTGCCGCAGATACACATTTAACCCGCTCGCAATCGCGCCATTGGTTTGGTCAAGATGGAAAAAAAAGTCGGTATCCTGGCCGTTTTTATAAATCGACTTTTGCCCGGTGGCGTTGCCCGGCGTTTGCGAGCCAGCACCGCCCCCGCCCCCGCCGCCACTGGCGCCGCCCTGTGCACCACCAGCGCCTTGCCCTTGCTGCTGCTGTTGCGGTTTCTGTACAAGCTGCATGCGGACATTCTTGTCATTCGGCCCGGTGAAAAAGCCGCCGTCCTGATTCATGTGCATTTGCAGGCCGTCTGACTTCGTGCGGAACATCGCCACGTCGCCTTTTTCCAGGCCTTTGAGCCGATGCCTTCGATCATCCATATTGCCAGCGACCGGGAACGACCGTCCGCCGCCCATGTACGAAATGAACGTCTCCGCTCCCATGCCGCCCTGGCTAGCTTGATCGGCATCCATAACGACAGAGGTGAAACCATAATTCTGCGGACTTTCGACGCGGTTCCTCGACTCGCCCGACATCATTGCGCCGCCCATCTCCTGCATGAGCTTGCTGTCGTCGGCCGATTGCACGACCGAGCGCGAGCCGCCCGCGGTGTAGGAACGTAGAGCGATGTTAAGCTGCGTCGCGCGGTGCATGAATCCTCCACTACGGCTGTTGCTCTTCAAGTTGTTGTTGGCGTGCCGATTGCAACGTGTTTTTGAATCCGCCGGCTGTGTTGATTATGTCAGCTGAGTCGGTCATCACCGGGAAGGCAAGCTGTATCTTATCGTTCAGTAGCCACGGCACCACGAGATCGAGCGTCGTCTCGGTGCCAGAATTACGATCCTGAGTAAACGTGACCGTCTGTATCTTCAGCGTTTGATTGTTTATTACCGCCATCGGCGACCATACACTGACATTGTCGCCCGCGCGCCAAAGCTGATTCGTCCCCGGCTGCATCCATCCCTGGACGACGACGCTCGCTTGTATCTTGGTGCCGTCCGACCACTTCGCCTCGTTGTGCGCCATCTTCTGCACGTCGGTGAGCGTCTGGATCGAAGACGGCGCCGGGACCAGAATGTTACGATTGCGCGGCCCTTGTCCGGGCGCGTACTGCCGCAAATCGGCCGCTGCCGGCCCATATTGATCGTCGCTCGCTGGTGCTTGGGCCTCGGCGCCATAGATGGCGTAGGTATTCTCGATGTTGATCAAGCAGTTCATTTTCTTAATGTTGACGCCCTCTTGGAGCGTGGCGATCACCGGATTAACGTGATCACCTATGATCAGAAAGTTGCTCAGATGATCGCTGCCGAGGACGACACCCTTCGGTCGCGCGTGCGTTTCGAGGAAGTCCCAATTGAATTCGCCGGGCTGGCTTTGCAGATTTTTAAATGGCGAGTTGTCTGGCGAGCCTACCGTCAGCACGCCGACGCCGTATGGACCGAATATCGCGTTGGCGATGTCGACGATGCCCATGCCATCAAAGCTACGCGGCGGATCGACGCTCGACGTGGCCGCAATCCAAGTCAAAGATCGCCCTGACAGCTGGACGGAATGATTGGTCGCATCGTAGCCGACCTGCCGCTCAACAATGACGCCGTTTTCAATGCCGATCTGCCCTCCGAGGATGATGTTCACGAAATCGCCCGGCAGAAGCTTGAGTTGCTCCCACTTCGTCGGCATCGGAGAAAATTCGGCCGTCGTAAAGCGAAAGAGCGCCGATGAGTCCGCCCATCTGTGCTGCACCCATACCGACTCCCACGCCGTCCACTCGCCATAGGGCGTGACGATAGTCGCGATCTCGTATGGGTTCGGAGTCGTCGGCGCGACGGCCTGATAGCTAACGTCTGACATGGTTCTTAAGCCGACAGAGCCCGACCGGTCGGCAGCATAAACGCAGGGTGAATCACCTTGTTCTGATCGCGTAGTTCGTCGGCTCGCGAGGCGTCGGCGTAAAGCTTGTATGCGGTGACGAGCGTCGGCTGCGGCGCTGCAAAAACAAAATTGAGCATGCGCGGCAACGGCTGCGCCGTCTGCGTCAGGAAATAAGTTATCGCAGCGTGAAGACCAATGATGCTCTGGTAGGTCACCGAATCCATCGCGTCTGCGGCCAGTTCCTCGGCGTCCGCAAACTCAGCGTTGATCACCGGCCGCAGCGCCTCGACGTCATCCCGACTCGTGAATATCATGGTCGCCAGCACCGCGCCCTCAGTGGCAAGCGCGTATTGAACGAGAGAGTCACGGACTAGAATCGCACCGAGCGTAACCGGCGAGAAGGAAGAGGCAAGCGAGCGAACTTGTTCCATTTGCGCGAGCGTGGCGCCGGTCGCTTGCGCAAGCTGAAAGACGTTCTGCAACGGCGCCCCGATCGTATCTGTGCCCAATAAAAAGACGGCATTCACGCGAATGGAGTTGGCCGCCATCCGCAAGTTGGCGCCGGTGATTCCCTGCGATGGAACCTGTCCGAGCAGTTCTTCGAGCACCGCGTCGACGATCGGCGCCGCCTCTTGGGAATCTTGCTTCTGCATATCAGGTGCTCGACGCCGGGGTGATCGTGACCGGTGGCTGCGTCACCGTGGCTTTGCCGCTAATAGCGGTAGGAGAATTGAGATTTTGCGTCGCGCGCGCATAGAGGCCGTTAGCTTGTTGTTGAAGGAACGTTATCGCCGGTGTCGGAGGCGCCAGATTGATGAGTCCGAATTCTACGAAGGTCATGTCGAAGACGCAAAAACCGCCGAGGCGATCTTCTTCAGTCATTCGATATCCGGAACAGACCGCGGTCAGCGTGAGAACGTCGCCGAAAGCGGCGCGCGCCATGTTTGGTAGTTGCAGAACGCCCTCGCCCGGCTTGTCGAGCCGATCCTGTAAAAGATCGCGCGCGATCCTGTAGTCTCTCATGTAGAGCGACGCCGCGAAACCGCCGACCGGCTGTATACTGAAATCCCCGGTCACAAGACCAAGCCCGGAATCTTTGACGTAAGCAATGACGTAACCGCGAACGCTGTACTGCGTCGCGCGCTTTCCCATATCCTCGGCATACGGAATGTCGCGTTTTGGATATTCATGGACGACCGCGCGACGCCCGGTTTCGCGGATGCCGCTGTCGCAGAAAAACGGAACGCCGTCGAACATCGCCGGGAGAAGCGCATCCCGCCAGGGATTGTGAATGTCGCGGATGGTGGCCAATGGAGTTCGCCTGTCAGACGATTGAAGCGGGAGTGGACGCACCGGCTTCGAGGAGAGGCATCTGCGTTTGCCGGGTCAGGCGCGTTTTCTTGAACAGGCCGTCCGCGTTGGCGCGGACATTGGTGCCGGCCGGCGCGTTGACGTTGACGTCGATGTTCGCGCTGCCTTCAATGCGATGCGTTCGATCAAGAGCGCTGCCGTCGCGAGATAGTCGCGCGATCTGCGGATCGAGGAACGATCGACCGCCGGGCACCTCTTGGATATGCGGATAATCGAAGGCGGCACCGCTGCCCTTGTGATACAGCCCGGTGAGGCCGTATTGAGGGCCATGCGCGCGCAGCCAATCGGTTTTCGTATAGTCGCCAGCTTGGCCGAGTTGATGCGCCGAATGCCCAGGTGGTGCCGCTGCAAATTTGGTGCCGTGACCGGAACGCTCCCAGATATCTTCCTGCGAAGACGACTCCGACATTCCGAGCCTACGCGCTTCCTCTCGCGTCGCCGGCCGATAACCCGAGATCATCTCGAAGTTTTTCTTCTCGCTGTCTGGCATCGCCTTATAGGCAGCATTCATCCGTGACAAATACTCGGCATCAAGATTTTGCCAGTTGACGCCAGCACGAACAGGGAAGTCGGGCTTGATGCCGGCTTTCTCGGCGGTCAGCTTCTCGCCGGGCAGGCCAGGGCCGCCGCTGTCCACCTTTTTTATCCATCCCGGGATGTCCTCATAAGGCGTATCGCGACCGCCAGTGAGGCCAATAGCGCCGGGCCGAAGACCGCTGCCCGGACCCGTGCCGGCGCTTGCTACGCCACCACCGCCGGGCTTAGCGCCCGCCAGCATGCGCTGGCGCCACGCCGACCATTTACTTCGAGAGAAATTTCCACTCGTCCCCGGCGAGAAAAAATGCTCGCCGCCGCTTGTGAATTGCTCAATAAATCTGCCGCTTCCGGCCTCGCGCTGTGCGAGCGATCCCGACGAATTGTCGGTCGCAAAATTGCTGACGTTCGAGCCAGCGAGAGCCGCGTCAAGTCGCTTCTCTGATGCTGCACGAAATGCCTGATTGTTGAGCGCGCCAGGATTGTAGCCCTCGTAATAACCGCCCTCTTTGGTCGTGCGCGCTTCGTGTTCCAGCGAGTGGCCAGAAACGGAAGCACGGTTCAGTGTTTCTTCGAACACGGCCTGGTTGGCTTGTGGATCGCGATTTTCACCCGCCCCGATGCCCAGGAGTTTTTCGCGAAGCCACGGCTTCTCCGCAAGCTCCTTTCTGAAGCGAGCGCGATCGTCCGCAAGATTGGTGGCGCCACCCGACGCTGGTGGCGTTGCGTCGTCTGAGCCATCGGGCCTGACACTGCGGGGTCTTGAAGCCGATCTCTGACCGCCCGGAATGCCACGCCCGCCGCCGCCCAGTACGCCGCCGAGCCCGCCCATGCCGCCGCCCGTGATGCTGCGGAGGATGCCACCAAGCCCACCGCCGCCGAGGCCGCCAATGAGGCCGCCGAGCCCGCCGCTAGCGCCGCCGCCAGCGCCCATCAGCCCGCCAAGAATGCCGCCCAAGCCACCGCCGCCAGCGCCGCCGCCACCCATCAGGCCGCCGAGAATGCCACCAAGCCCGCCGCCACCACCGCCGCCCATGAGACCGCCGAGGATTCCACCGAGGCCGCCGCCAGCGCCGCCACCGGCACCCATAAGGCCACCTAGAAGGTCACCGAGTCCGCCAGCACCGCCAGCACCGCCGCCATCGAGCCGGATCGCGTCGGCACCGCCGCCGATGCCCAGCGCTTCAGCGATTCTCGCCCGTCCTCCCGTGGCCGCTCCTGCCGCGCGCGCTTTCGCCGCTCCTGCGCGTTCCTCTGGCTTGGTCAAGAAATCGTTGAGGCGTCGAAGTTCTTCGGTGTTCTCGCGCAAGAGCTTTCGTTGCTCGCGACTCGCGTCCTCGCCGCCCATCGCCGAAAGCGGGATGACGGCTTCGGGGCCTGCCTCGCCGAGAAGGCCCATCATGGGTCGCCTGACGATGCCGCCGTGCTGGAATTTCGGCACGTCACTTTCACCCAGCTTAGGGAGTCCAAGTTCCTCGCGTTCTTTGTTGAACTGTTCGCGTAGGATGTCACGACTGCTTTTGCCGCGGGGCTGAACTTTCGGAACTTCCGGCTTGTCACCGGGCTTTTCTTCTTCGTGCAATGGCCACGCCTCACCGAGAGGACCGTAAGTGAAGCCGGGTGGGGGCGGGGCGTAGGGCTTCGCGCCCGTCATCTCATCGAGCTTTTGCTTAAGGGTGTACACTGCCACTGTCAGCGCTATCACCGGTCCTAGGCCGCCAGCCGCCACCGCGCCAGCCGCACCGGCCTCAGCTGCACCGCCCGCGCCAGCCGCCGCCGCACCGCCCGCCAATCCGGGGAAAAGAGCCTTCAGCCCTGTGGGGATTGCCCCCAGTGCTTTGATCGCGGCGTACATTGACACGCCTAGCGCCACCCACGGAGCATTTGTAACGAACGCCGTAAGCCCTTCGAGAAACAGGTCCATCTCCGGCAATATCTTTAGTAGAATCTTATCCTTCCACTTCTCCACTGCATCTCCCAAGTCACCCAAAGTCTTATCGATGTCTTCCCCAGCTTTGACCCGCTTTTCGGCGTCCTCGATTTGTTGCTGCGTTATTTTCTGTATGTCCTCCGGTTTGATTTTCCGCCATTCCGCGTTGAGCCCAAAGCCGCGCGTAATCTGCTCAATATCGGTCGCCGCGCGGGTCTTTGCGGCCTGTCGTGCTTGCTCTGGCGGCAGCCCGGAGCGCTCGAATCCAGGCTCCAATTCCGCTGCCCGTTTCGCCTCCGACCTTTGAAATAATTGTGTTATAAACTTTGTTTGTTCAGCTGCCGGAAGTCCTGAAACTTTTCTGAGTTGCTCGAACACATTCCCTGGATCGGGTAACTGCGTTCTAATAAACAAATTCTCCTTAGTCCCCATTCTTTGCGCCTGCGCAACAAACGTCATCAATCCGGTGATATTCCGCTTCGCCCCCTCGCTGCTGAGCCCCATTGCTTGGAGTTGCTTCGTCAGTGCTTCAAATTCACCGGTCGCGATGCCGATCGATCCAGCCTGCACTTTGAGGCCACTCATGCGCTCTGCAAATTCCGTCAGCGACTCATTGACCGCCCACATAGCCAACGGCACCGCAGCTAGTGCAGTCGTAAATCCGCCGACGCCCTTCGTCGCCTCCGAGGCTATTTTGGTAAACTCAGCGAGTGGCAGCCCGGTTATCTGCGAGGCAAACTTGGTGATGCCCTTGAGCGACTCGCCGATGCTCCCGCTGGCTTGCTCGCTGACCCGTTTCGCATGCTTGCCGAAATCCTCCAACTCGCGCCGAGTCTTGATCAGCACCGGCGTCGCATTGTCGACCGCGTTGACAATGAGTTGGAGTTCTTGGGTTTCGACAGCCATCAATCATTCATCCGAATCATCGTGTCGATCTTTCTCCGCAAGACGGCATGTATAGTACCAGTGTCCGCTGAATTCGCTGAACAGCGGCATTTCGAGGAACACCCGAGGATCGCAGCGATAGAAGCGGGCGAGTCGGTAGCAGTTGAGAACGATTTCTTCATCCTCGCCGACGATCACCAAGCTTCCGGATCGGGGAGAAAAAAACGACGGAGTCTATATGCGCAGGAATTCCAATCTTGCGGGTGCATGGCTTCGAGCAACGGATAGAGCACACCCGAAAGCTGCGCCATCATCCCCGTCATCTTGCGCTCGTCGAACATGATTTCCCCCGCGGTGTTGATCCACACCGGATTCCCGACGCGCAGGATGTCTGCGCCAGTTGGCTCTCGAAACGTCAGCTGGTCGAGTTGCTCCCGCTTGTTGCCGTGGATCGATTTGTGCCGCAGCTTCACGACGATCGGCCACTCCGCTTTGATCTCCAATGGCTCCGGTGGCTCTGGCGGTTCTGGCGCCGCAGCTGGCTGCTGCGGCGGTGGTGCTGGCTGCGGTCGCGCCTGCCTCTCTGGCGGACGCGGCGGCTCCATATCTTCGAGGGCTACGAAACCTTCACGCGGCATGGTTCACCTCACGCTGTTGGATTGCCGGTGCCCCATGGCGCCTGGACGGTCGCTGGCTGGCCCTGCCACGTGTTGACGTTGATGCCTTCCCAACGCACCTTGACTTGGCCGTCGCGCGTCGTTTGCTC